TGGGGCCTTGCGGCCAAGTCCGGTTTAGTAGCCGGAACTGGTTGGTATTGTGAGGTATCCGGGTGTGCGACTCGTGGCACTGCTATCCCGGACTCCCTTTTCGCGCCACGAGCACTTCGGTGTTCGCGAATCGGGGTCGGAGGGGGTTCATATCTTCGCGATTGTCCCCTCTTGTACCAAAACCAAGCGCCAGTCCGTGGACATGGTGGTTCCCATCCCCCTCTCTCATTCTCGCCGTCCAATGACCGCGCCCGCCTGGCGCTGATGTCGATATAAAAGCGAACTGAATAGGCGCCTCAGAAAAGAAGTAATCATGGTGACAAAATGGCCAGTCTCGTTGTACTGGTTTCCCTTCGCCGAACCTGTATCTTCTTTTCATCTGGGTTTCGTATCCAGTTCTTTTCTTCTTTCTAGAAGGCTCCGTCGTCTCCAAAGGTCTGGGTGCCTTGTTGCTGACGACGTAAATTGTCAAGAGCCCCCCGGGAATGGCCCTCCCAACCCGGGTAAACAAAAATCAAAGGTTGCCCCGAACACAGATCGGGGGTGTAAAAGGATTGCGTGCAATTCGAGGGTTGCACGAGCCGCTGTGAAGCTCTTACGAGCGGACCAAGGGCTGGAGAAGGAGAGCGTTCGTCGCTTACCTCGCCGGATACAGTGCGGTCAGATTCGATCCGCGATCCGGTCAACATTCTCCGAGCGCCTTACTCCGGTGCAGGAACTTAGTATTAAGTCGGCGCAGAAACTCGAATCTGCGCCCTGTGAATCGTGCGAAAGTGCGACGACAGAAGGATTACTAAGGAAATGGAAAGAATCTCGGTTCAGACCAGCCGAACGTGATGACGAGCACTTGTCACGCTTCAAAAAAGCCTTTGCGTGTCTCGTGCCGCAGGGATGGAACCGTCGTCAATACCCGTACTTTCCGAACGGGTCTGCGACCTTCGCGTTTAAGCGGAGGGAGGGTGGGAACTGGAATTACGAGGAATTCAGTTCTGATTGCCGGGTGGAGCTTGTCTATTCATCCGGTAAACCAAGGGTCGTGACGTTGTATTCGGGATACAACGTGGCAAAATTAACACCCTTGCATCACTCCCTCTACGGGTTGCTGCGAAGAGAAGGATGGCTTCTTGTCGGAAGTCCCACCGATGAGAAGGTACTCGGTCTCGACCATGGCTGTGAAGGTCCATACGTAAGTGTGGATTACTCGGCGGCCACGGACAATATCAAGACCTGCTACGTGCAGGCTATGGTCGAGGTTCTAACGAGGAAGAGTGTGGGGTTGACTGTTGACGAAGAGCAGTGCTTGAACGTACTGGCTAATCTTACCTTCGATCGACGTGATGGAGTTGCCCAGACCGGGCAGCCCATGGGGAGCCCGATGAGCTTCCCGCTGCTTTGTCTGATCAACAAGGCGGTTGTCGACCTCGCACTCGCGGACCTCTTAGAACGGGGTGAAATCTCCGCAAAGCAATTTGTGGAGCATCGCTGTCTCATCAACGGCGATGATCTCTTAT